CTCGCATTGTGGAGTACCAAGGAAGATCACCCGTACATCACCTTCGGGTTTTAGGATAGCATCGAACTCCTTCACCTGCTCATCCAGCTTATCCCGCATTCCCTGTGTCATGGAGTTATTCGGCACTTCAATATCGTCAGCAACGATAATGTCGGCACGGCTCCCTGTAAGCATACTGGTGATACCAAGCGACTTTACACTAGGAGCATGTGCTGGTGGTGCAAGTCCAACATCAAACGCTATCTTGGAGAACCGCTGATCTGCCTTTGGACGAAGATGCTGGAGCAGGGGTATCTCGTTAATCAGTCGCAGTGTGAAGGTGCTGAAGTCGTCGGATCGTGTCTTCGATGCTGAGACAACTAGGATGTTCTTTGATGGGTCGAGATACAGTTGGTGCACTACGAATGCAGAACATATCCAGGACTTCCCTATACCTCTGAACGCTTCTACTACCGACCGTTTAGGCCCGTTCTGCATGAAGTCGGCAATGTCATACTGGATAGGCGTAGGGTCAGGTAGCAACAAGTGCCTCCATATCAGACACAGGAAGTTCTTAAAATCCTTCAGTTCTGGTGCTACGTTCACTTATCCGAATGCCTGGTCCTGCTCTCTCTCTTCTTGTGTCGGGAATGGTAGTGACTTCAGTAGATCCCTTGCCGCACTGTTGTCATCCTCTACATCTGCCTTTACGCCACTATTCTTGAGTAGTCCGATTGCTGCATTGTAGAGTGCTGCATTGCGGTCTTTGGGTTCCATACCTTTCATAAGCTGTATGGATTCCGTAAGACTTTCACAGATTACGGTGTGAAGTTCTTCGAGTTTCTTACGATTGTCGCTCATTATCCTAAACTTACTTTAAGGTCTGTACCATCACGCCACAACTGTCCAGCTACAGCAGGGTCAGATGTGGGAAGTCCATTGAGCTTAACGCCCGCAGTTGATCCATCTGTAGTCAACTGTAATGGAATCGCATAAGCTGAACCCGCCTCATCGTAAAAAGCGAAATCCAGAGATCCTGATCCAAATCCAACTTGCAGCAATTTCTGGTCTGTCGCTCCACCATCATCGTTCCAAACTACTGTAGGGCTATCTGCAATCAACCGCAACACTGCGGCATTGGCACTTGCATTTGTATTCTGTACGGTAAGTGTAGCCTCACCACTATCATCTTGCATGATAATGTCACCATAGATTGTGTGTGTATAACCACTAATCGCTCCATCAGATGACTCCCCACCAAGAATAGTTGATCCATTCTCTACCAACCTTAGCGGGATGTTTGGTTTGTACCCACCGTCATCATTTTGTGCAATGAAAGTTAAAGTTCCATCTCCGTACTTTGTGATGAAATATTTCTTATCAGTTGATCCGTTTATATCATAGTGCTGTATCTTTGGATCCTGTGATGCTAAAATCAGCACAGCATTATCATTTGTGGGATCGTTGTTGTGGATAGTCAAAACAGCACCGTTAGCGGTTCCTGTTTGCTCAACAAGCAGGTCGCCATGCAGTTTGTGCTTATAGTCGGTTGCTGCTGCACCACCAATGCCTACCGTATCATTTGTAGCGTCATACTGTAGGTTTAGGGGCAACACTTTCCAGTTTAAATTAGTGGCATCGTAAACTAAGACACTACCTGCTGCTGCTCCGATGCTATTGATCTTTTCCTGGGTGCTTTCCTGTGCCAAGTACAGATTGTGCAGATATACACCATCAAGCTGATCCTCAGTAACAACAGAACCGTCAGTAAAGTCATATAAGGGATCGAGGTCATCGTTATCTAATCCTCTTGAGTTGCGGTATATGCGAATGACTGCATTGAGTGGAGGTGCAGGTGTTACTCTAACAACTGGCCCCGACTCAATGGTAAATGTATATGTTGGGCCTGTACTGGATGTGTCGTACTGTGTGCCGTCAATGTCAAGGATGACGTGTGATTCCTGTAAGTATGGAAAACTGAAAGGGAAGTCAGTCGTTACATTATCGCCTGTGTAGTCTATGAATATTGCCATGATAGTTAGAAGTTAAGTGTCTGTATTAAATTGTCGAGTTCCGCACCTTGCCGTTGCTGACGTTGTACTTGTCGATATTGTTTATAAAACCCATTGAGTTCAGGATACTCTTTCAGCGTCCTCTCTAAGCCTTCAGCACGATAGCGGGACAGTATGCTATTTATCATACGAATGCGCGGCGATGGCAATCCTGGTTCACTCCTTGGGGAGTGTTTTTGGTATTCCTTTGATCGAATCAATGTTTGTAAAGCCTGCCTTAGTGTCTTGCCCTTAATGCTTACAGTACCCATTAACTCAAGCCTTCGGTCATGTGCCGACTGTCCTTTGTTGTTCGTGTACTCTGTAAGGTTAATCAAGCCCCTGTAATTTGGAGATGGTGTAGAGAATGAATGATCTAGGTTTGCAATCTCATCCAACACCTCATCATTTTTGTCTGACTTGTAACGTAGTGGATTGATCGCATTTGTAGCCCTAGTACCAAATACTCCTTCAATCTCCTTCTCCTCTCCGATAAGGTTCCTGCGTGGATCGAGCTTAAACCCAGAACCAAGTGGATCAAACTGCCTAAGACGATCACCAATATTACGCAACTCCTTAGCAGAGTTCTCGTCCATGATAGCACCAGAAATGTTTTGTAAGCCTGATCGGGCAAGTCCAGAGAATGGAACAAACCCTGTGGCCAAGTTTGCTGCAAACCGAGTAATGCCTCTACCTGATTCATCGGAGATTGCTTCTGTAAATTGCTCGATACCTGCAAGATAGGATTTGTTGGTGATATTCCGAACCAAGGATGTAAGAAGTGCCATACCTAGCCACTCTATTGGTTCCTGATTAACCTCAACACCTTCCCTTGTCAGGTCGTTAATATCAGCATAAACACCGATAATAGTACCAAGTGGATCTAACCTATTAAATGCAAGATAACCACCTCCTGCTGCTCCTGGTAATTTGAAGCTGTATGGTTGCCAACCTGCCTCTTCGAGTCTCTTCCGTTTATCTGGATCTGTTGGGCCGCCGCCAGTAAACCTGTCACTAAAGAACGAAAGAACTGGAAATACTGATGCCATTGCTGTTGCAGTAGTCGTAACCCTACCGAGTGCTGCTGCTTTGATTCTTGGGTCGGTACTACGAAGTTCATCCAGCAAACTTAGTCCATCCCGCTTCATAAACATGCCTACAAATGTACGCCTTGTTGCATACTCAAGAATCCGAGCAGGTGTACGAATGAATGGTATCACAAATGACATTACTGGATTTCTTTGCACCATCGCCATGAGATCGCCAGTCAATGTATTAGATTCAAAGTCCTTAGTGAATGTCATTTCCTCTGCAACATCCTTTGCGTACCTTGCCAACGCACTTGCATTCGGGTCAAAGTTTTCTTTTACGTATTTGTTGACGTAAGCTATTGTAGCCTCATCCGATAACTCACGTTGCCTAGCCTTTAGGTATGCTTGTTTAGCTACTGTGTGTTGACTGTAGAGTTCACCACCCTCTGTAATAACCTTCTCAATCTTCTTGTTTACGTACTCGGCAAGCTTCTTAGGATCTACAATTCCAGCTTCTATGCCTTCAAGTGAAGCCTTGTATTTTGCAGCTCGCCTTGCATTTAGTTGCTTGAAAAACTCATCAGCACCAGAAAGTCCACGACTAGGCCAACGCATTACGCTTGCGATCTTATTAAATGTATCGTAGAACGGCTTATCAACACCAAGCAGAGGGTCAAATACAGGAAACTCCCTTGCTACCGACTCTGATGTAATAGCTGCCTTTGGTCGCAAATCTAACGCAACATTAGCCTGTGGCATAAGGAATTGCTGATCCTCTTTAAGTGATTGCTTGCCCCATTTCCATGCTTCTCGCCACGCATCCATAGTAAATGTGCTTTTAAGTGCCGCTTTTGCGACATCTGGACGACCAGACATTAAAGCACCTATAGATTGTTCAGCCGTGTCCAGTAGTGTTGTTAAGCCACCACCAAGAATGTTGACCATTTGAGTAGGAATACCAGAGAGCAAGTTGTTAATCCAATACTCCTTAGCCATGTCCCATTTGCCGCCTTTTGTTTTCTCGGTAATGCCTAGTATCTTACGGATAATGTCCTCTTCTGATCCTCCTTGATCTATGATGGCAACAATCTTATCAATCCATTCCTTGCGACGATTACGCAACCATGCTTCACTAAATTCCCTACCTCCAGTACGCAACTCCTCGATTGGAGTAGCTTTGAGTGGCTTGCCAGCACGGAAAAATTGCACATCACGTAAGCCTCTACCCATTTGTCGAGCAAGCATTTGCTCTCTTGCTTGGAAATTGTAGATATTATCGGCCCATGCTGCGATCTGTGCTTTACGCTCAACGTCAGAGATGTTCAAGTCCTGTGCAACCTTGACCATTGACTTGACCTTATTGCTAAGGATCATACGAAAACTACGTGCAAAAGAGATATACTGGTCTGCCTTTTCGATCTCGCTATCTGCTTTCTTTAACCACAAATCATCCCATGCTCTACGTGCTTCAGGTGACATAGTGGCACGTAGTTTCTCATACTCATCTGCCTGTGCTTTACTAAAGTCTACATCAGCTTTT